CGAGGCGATCGACCGCTACCACGAGGCCCGCCAGGAGCCCCCGCGCCCCCACATGGGGTGCAGCGAGCTGGGCCACGAGTGCGACCGGTGGCTCTGGCTCAAGTTCCGGTGGGCCGTCATCGAGCCCTTCAGCGGGCGCATGCTGCGGCTGTTCCGCCGTGGCCACCGTGAGGAGCCCACGATTCTCGGCGACCTCCGGGCGATCGGGTGCGTCATCGACGAGGGTGAGCAGCAGCGCGTGGACTTTGGGTGCCATGTGTCCGGCTCCGTCGACGCCGTGATCCGGTCTGGCGTGCCCGAGGCGCCGAAGAAGGCCCATGTCGCCGAGTTCAAGACGCACAGCGCCAAGTCGTTTGACGACCTCGAGAAGCACGGCGTGGAAAAGTCCAAGCCGCGCCACTTCATTCAGATGCAATGCTACATGCACGGCCTCGGCATCGACCGGGCGCTCTACCTCGCCGTGTGCAAGGACGACGACCGCATCTACACGGAGCGGGTGCGTTATGACCGCGACGTCGCCGAGAATGCGATCGCGCGTGGCAAGCGGCTGGCCATCGTCGACGAGATCCCGCCGCCGCTGAGTCATGACCCGTCGTGGTGGAAGTGCAAGATGTGCCCCGGGCACTCGTTCTGCCACCAGCCTGCGACCCGCGACGTGCCCCGTTCCTGCCGGACGTGCGCTCACAGCACGGCGAAGGAGGACGGCACCTGGCGCTGTGAGCGCCACGACTACGAGCCGATCCCCGTCGCAAACCAGCGGATGGGATGCACCGACTACGAGACGCACGACCACATGGTGAAGCTGTGAAGATCAGGGACTACCAGCGCCGCGCCATTGACGAGGTCATGGAGTGGATGCGCCACAACGAGGGCCACCCGTGCCTCGTCCTCCCGACGGGCGCCGGCAAGAGCGTGGTGGTTGCCACCATGTGCAAGGAAGCGCTGACGGAGTGGCCCGAGACGCGGATTCTCATGCTCAGCCACGTCAAGGAGATCATCGAGCAGAACGCCGAGCGCATGCGCGCCGTGTGGCCTGCGGCGCCGATGGGCATCTACCACGCCGGCATGCGTCGTCGTGACCTCGGGGAGCCGATCACGTTCGCCGGCATCCAGTCGATCCGCAACCGTGCCGCCGACGTCGGGCACGTCGACCTGTGCATCATCGACGAGTGCCACCTGGTCAACCACGACGACGAGGGCAGCTACCGGCGGTTCATCGGCGAGCTGTCCCAGATCAACCCGTGCATGCGCGTGATCGGGTTGACCGCGACACCATACCGTCTCGGCCACGGCTACATCACCGACAAGCCGGCGCTGTTCGATGGCCTCGTGGAGCCCGTCAGCATCGAGGAACTGCTGGCCCGCGACTTCCTGTCGCCGCTGCGGTGCAAGGCAACCCAGAAGCGTTTTGACACGAGCGCCATCCACAAGCGTGGCGGCGAGTTCATCGAGTCCGAGCTTCAGGACCTCGTCGACACCAGCGAGCAAAACGCCGTCGTCGCCGACGAGATTGTGGCCAACGCGACGGGCCGCAAGTCGTGGCTGGTGTTCTGCACCGGTGTTCGCCACGCCGAGCACATGCGAGACGCACTGCGCGCTCGTGGTGTCGTCACGGAGTGCATCACCGGCGACACGCCGAAGGGTGATCGAGAGCAGATCATCGCCGACTTCAAGGCCGGCAAGATCACGGCGATCACAAACGCCAACGTGCTGACGACGGGGTTTGACGCCCCATGCGTCGACCTGATCGCGTTCTGCCGTCCGACGATGTCGGTCGCCCTCTACATGCAGATGTCCGGACGCGGGCTGCGCAAGGCGCCGGGCAAGACCGATTGCCTCGTCCTGGACTTCGCCGGCCTCGTTTCGCAACACGGCGTCATCACGGCGCCGAGGGTGAAGGGTCCGGGCGGGTCCGGTGAGCAGCCGGTCAAGGTGTGCCCCGGTCTTGTGGGGGACCGCGAGTGCGCCGAGCTCGTGCCCATCCACGTCATGGTGTGCCCGGCCTGCGGGCACCAGTTCCCGGTGAAGGAGAAGGGCGGACAGGCCGAGCGCCCGCAGCTCGTCGACACCGACATGGTGTTTGGCATCAACCCTGACGACGTCCAGACGCTCGAGGTCACGGAGTGGTCGTGGCGCAAGGTGGTGAGCAAGTCCGGCAAGGACATGCTGACGGTGACCTACTATGGCTGTCTCAGCGACAAGCCGGTGACCGAGTATTTGACGGTGCTCCATGACGGCTACGCCGGGCGCAAGGCGTGGACGACGGTGACGAAGATGGCGCAGGAGGTGGCTGGCCACCTGCCGCCGGACCTGATCGCCAACGCTGACCTTGACGCCGTGTGTGCGGCGTTCAACGCGGCCCCGCATCCTGCGGAGATCCGCTACACGACAGAAGGCAAGTTCCACACGATCACGAGGAGAACATGGACCGACCAAAAGTCTTGAAGCAATGGGACGACGAGTGCACGTCGTTGCGCGAGCGGATGCCGAGGGTGTGTTTCAACTGCTTCCACATGGACCACCACACCGGCGTGTGCGGCGTGCATGGCGAGGTGCCCCCCGCCGACTTCGCCGAAACCCCCAACGCCTGCCCCGACTGGAAGGATGAGGTGCCGTTTTGAAGACCGAGCATGAAGAGCAACGCGAGTTCGTCCAGTGGATGCGCCAGACGCACCCAGACGTGTGGCTGTACGCGATCCCCAACGGTGGCCACCGTGGAGCCAGCCAGGGCGCCCGGCTCAAAGCAGAGGGCGTTACGCGCGGCGTGCCGGACCTCCATGTCCCGGCCCTCCGGCTGTGGATCGAGTTCAAGCGGTCCGACGGTGGCGTCGTGTCGCCGGACCAGCGCCGGTGGCATGAGTACCTGCGCGGGATCGGTGATCGGGTGATCGTGGCGCGCGGGAAGGAAGAGGCGATCAAGGCGATCACTGATCTGCTCTAACCACCGCATCCAAAAGCCACGCCACAAGAATCGCACGCATGTGCTTGACACCTGCGCTACTGGTGTGTACGCTGTGGATGTGGCCGGCAGGGGTGCCGGTCCGAAACGAGGAGAGACACCATGACCAACGTTATCCGCACCTTCGCCAGCAAGCCCTACGTCGTCGTCGACCGTGAGAAACGCTCGGTCATCGGTAGCAGCGGCAACCTCGCCCACGCCCGCGCTCTTGGCGCTAGCGTCGTCGGCGAGAACGGCTACGCCATCGTCGACCTCTCCGACGTCGCCGGCTTCGAGGCTGCCGCGCTGAACGCTGGCGACATCAAGGGCGCCAAGGTCGCCCGCACCGCCCTCCGCAGCAAGGGTGGCAAGAGCCGCCGTCAGGTCGCCGAGTGGATCCTCGCTGGCGCTGTCGGCTGACCCTCCCCCCACAACCCACCCAGCACAGCCGGTCTAGAGCCCGGCTTGTGCCGTCAGGAGAGACACAATGCACGACAACATCCCCAAGGGCGCCGATCACTACTGGGAGTCCGGCATCGACCCCGTCGACCACCGCGACGACCCGCCGGACGACGACCACGAGATCACGGACGAGCGCGCCGAACAGTGGGCGCGGGAATGCGGGGTGCCGGTGTGAAGCCGCTGTGCCCCACCGTCCGCCGCGCCATCGTGCGCGAGGCCCGTCGCCGTCGTCTGCCCGTGTGGGCGTTTCTTCTCAGCCTGGAGTTTCACCATGCGTCTTGACCCCGACCGCCACCTTCCCGACCCCGGCTACGACGACTCGCCCACCGACGACGAGCTTGAGCAAGCCGCCGACAACGTCGACGTCACGGAGTGGGTCGTGTCCCTCGCCAACACCGGCGACGACAACGCGGCCATGTTGGCGTGGGCGCAGGACCGGTACCGCGAAGTGCTGGCCGCTGTGGAGCGCCACAGAGAGGCGGTGGCTCGTGAAGAGTCTCACTGACGTGATCGCCGCGATGGAAGACGTGCAGCGCCGGATGGAGGCGCTGCTTAGAAAGGACAGGCCATGAGGGTGCTCGTCGCGTGTGAATACAGCGGGCGTGTGCGAGATGCGTTCCGGGCCCGTGGCCACGATGCCATGTCGTGCGACTTGCTGCCGACCGAAGTCGACGGCCCGCACTACCAGGGCGACGTGTTCGACGTCATCGGCGACGGGTGGGATCTCATGGTGGCACACCCGCCATGCACGCACCTGGCGGTGTCTGGAGCGCGGCACTTTCACCGCAAGGCGAAAGAGCAAGCCGAGGCCCTCGACTTCGTGCGCCGGCTCTTGGATGCGCCCATCGCGCGGATCGCCCTCGAGAATCCGATCTCGGTCATCTCGTCGAGGATTCGCAAGCCAGACCAGATCATCCAGCCGTGGATGTTTGGCCACGGCGAGACGAAAGCGACGTGCTTGTGGCTCAAGGGCCTGCCGCTGCTGACGCCCACCGACATCGTCGATGGGCGGGAGGCAAAGGTCCACAGGATGCCGCCAGGGCCGAACCGATGGAAAGAGCGGTCCCGCACCTACGCCGGAATCGCTGAAGCAATGGCCACACAGTGGGGCTGACGCCCACAGGAGACGACGACGTGAAGAAGCCAAAGACCCCCGCCCCCCGCATCTGCCTCAACATCGACCTGAAGCCCGCCGAGCGTGCCGCCCTCGACGAGGCCGCAGCCCTCGTCACCGACGAGCGTGGCCGGCCCATGCGCGTGAGCACCTGGGCCCGCCGCGTGCTGCTGGCTGCGGCGAGGGGGGAGCGGTGATCGCCCGCATCCGCCGGTGGCTGGACTCGTGG